TTGCTCAACAAGCTTTGGATTTGCATCTCCAGCAATAGACTTTACGTGCTCGGCAAAAGCAGCTTTTTGAGACTCTGCACTAGAAGGAGAGTTAAAAACGGTCCTAAGCATAGATGTTTTAGCTTGCTCTGTATCTGCCTTAAACTTAACAGCAGTAAGTTCTCTTGTTACTTTTAAAGCGTCTTGATTTAATGATTGTTTTATCTGAGTTGAAATTCTGTTAGCGTGTTCAGATCCATAAGCAGTAGAATAACCATTAGATATTTGACTTACTTGATTATCATAATCTTGATTAAACTTTTCTAAATCAAAACTTCCAGAGTTTGATTCTTGTCTCATCTTTTCTGACATTTTTTCTTGCAATTCAAACATTTTTGCGGAAGCATCTGAAGCTTCTTTTTTGCCTTGAATTTCATAAAGCATTTGACCAACGTCAGCTATTACTCCACCGATTTGTTGTAATCCACGACCAAAAGATCCTTCAGTTTGTGGGTTTACAGAAGTAGTGTTAAAACCGCCTTCAATACCTACTCTTTGTGTGTATTCTTTAATTTGTGGCATTAAGCTATTCCTCCGCTAGATACAGTTCCTAAACCAGCATAATCTCCAGAATAACCAGAAGACGACGATCCTCCAGAAGAAGGCATCTGCGAATAAGATTTTCCACCGGCACCTAACAAGCTAGCAGCGGCGCTAATTCTTGCCATACGCTTGGCTTCTCTTGCTTGGTATCTTCCGTAAGCAGCTTCGTTTCTTAAATTAATAGCTTTTGATTGCCCTGAAAATCTTACGTTTAAAGCATCAAGTTCTGCATTAGCTATAGAATCAGCCAAGACCTCCATTGGAGATCCTTCAGTGGTCACTCCGCTTGCTCCGTATGCAGCAACCATTGATCCTATTTCTTTTTTACCTTGTATTCTTTGTCGTCTTTCGTTTTGAGCTGAAATAGCTAGTGCTTGAGTTGCATTTTCTTCGGCAATATTGGCATTGTAATCATAGGCTCTTGATTGAGCGTCAGCTTGCTCCAGCTCTCCATAAGCTTTAAGGCCGCCACCAGCTAAACCTAGTATAGCACCAACACTCATTTAACCCTCGCATATAAAGAATAATCAAGTCCAGTTACGCCATATTTTCTCATGGTTTCAGCCTCTAATTCAAATCCTAATATTTTAGCTAGCCTATGGGCCTGCTCGAAATCTTTTACTACAGTCATTTCCATTCTTGCATCTTGAATTAAATTAATCAATCTTTTCATAGCTCTAACTATACCAACAAACTCTGGTCCTGATGACTCTGAAATAAGAGCGCACCATTCACCTCTAGTCGCTGCTTTTGGAACATAAAAACAACAACACAATACTTTTCCATCAGAGTACATTGTATATGAATGTTCTAATTTTTCAGCCAATTCAAAATATTCTTTCTTGTAAAAAAAAAACTCCATTTTGTCATATTTTTGAAGGTCTATTAGGGCTACGTCTGTAGATAAGAACTTCTTTATTTTAACCATTATCTATCCTGAGTCGTCATTTGTGGCATTACAGCCAGTATTGCACAATTTGTTGGCTCATCAGACATAAGGCATATATTATTGTCAAGACTGTATTCCGTCTCTATTTCTGTAGTCATAATTCCAGTATACAAACTAGGACCTTCGTCTAAATTTTCATCGGCATCTTGAAATTCAAAAGGCATCATATTTTCAAAATCTTGTCCGTATTTTAAGCCTAAAGTTCTATTAACGCATACTCCAAGCCTATTTGATCTTCTTGTTTTTCCAAGACTTGTTCCATCCTGAGATCCGGCATCAAATCTATTTAATTTAATTTTTGCAGAATATTTAAGGCCAATATGAGCTTTAGTACAAGCCTCTCTAAGAGTTATGCTGCCGCTAGAAACAGTATATAAACCTAAATTTACGCCATCTCCACAAACAGATACTTCTTCACCTTCTAAGTGAGACAGTCCACTGATAACAGTCGCAGAAGCGCCAGAATACGTAAGGCCACAATCAACGAAGAAGCCATTTTCTTGAGCGTCTTCTTCGTCAAAGATTTTGCCCATATACTCAATATACTGCTTTGTAGATCCATTTATAGTTCTTTGTACGACAATCCAAACCTCATCATAGGAACTTCCTTGAGCTGGTATTGAACATACAGACCTAACTAACACATCAGATCCAGCGATAGGATGTCTGTGCCAAGCAACCCTAACTCCTTCAATATCTCTTTCATAAGTCATAGCATTAAGAAGACCATCTTCTGTAACAGCCCAAACAATTTGATCTGGTTGCTTTTGAAGGGCTAACTGCTTAACTTTTCCATTAACTATTGAGTGAGCTAGCTGGTTCATGTCTTGGCATCTAAAGCCATCAACATCATAGAAATAATTAAACTCTCTAATTTTTTTACCTGATAATTGAGTAAATATAGCGGCCTTACCAACTTGTAATGGCTGCACTTTTTTACTTCCAAAAGATGTTGCTTTTTTTGCAGAAATGCTTGTAGGAGTAATTCCTGTTTGACTAGATGCAGATTTTAATAACCATTCATTTGCAGAAGTTCCAACCAAAAGCCCCTTTTCGTCAGAAACTCCCCATATACAAAAATTACTTTCTGTTGAGTTTAAATTAAAAGAAACTGCATTAGAATCGATAACTGTTCCGTCTTCTTCGTGAGTGGTAAAATTCTCGTAATCGCCTACTCTAGATCCATCTATTCTTTGGTTAGGACCAAAAGTAAAAAGCCTGTCTTCGTGAAAACAACCAGAAGCAGGATATTGAGATCCTTCAACATCCAAACCCCAAAACGGCACTTCAAATAAATTAAAAGCACCTGTTCCAGAAAATGTTCCGTCTATTCTAATCTTAACTTGTCCATCTGTGTAAGGAAGAAAACTAGGACTTCCGGTGTTTGGAGCATGGTCAGTTACTACACATTTTATCCACTTGTTTCCAGATACATCAAAAATATTTACATGGTTAAAGTAAGGAACTGTTATAAGCTTAAGACTAGATGTTGTTAATGTTGATCCATCCATAGACTTAATTGTAAGTTCTAAAGTTGAAGAATCATAAGATACTATTTTAACCTTCCAATAACCTATGCCAAGACCAAGAGTTCCTCTTAATCTAAGTATTTCTCCAGCTTTTGCCTTAATATCACTTGCTGCTGTAGCAACTATAACATCTGGGCTTGGTGACGATCCATAAGTTAAAGAAACTATTGACGGAGTTAGCAATACATTGGTTCCTGATGTTGCCGCAGGAGTTAAACTTCTTAATGTTTTTCTATCGTCATAATAAGACTTTGAATTATAAAATGGACCATAGTTAAAACTACCAGAAGATCCATATCCAGAAAAATCTTCAACAACCCATTCCGTATCTGAGTATCTGATTATTTTTCTAGGCAAAGCTTCTTCGTGAAACAAATAAAGAATATCATTAGACTGGCAGTAGTTTATTTTTGTTATGTCTAGTCCATAAAATGGATTTGTTATCTCTATTGGAGAACCGCCACCTGCAACTATCTGTCCTCCGTCTGTATAAAATCTCACTATATCTTCACAAAATTCTAAAACATAAGCTTGATCGTTTGAAAAAATAAAAGGAATTAATTTAACATCACTTGTATTTGATATAGCTTCTGAAACATATTTAGTAGCTGTTCTTTTTACGACAGCTCCAACCGACAAAGGAAGAAAATTTTCCATAACCTCTACAGAGCTTTTATATCTATCTAAATCAGTCCTAGCCCTAGCTAGTGGTCCAAATTCTCCAGCAGAAAAATTGTTTATAATAGGACTTGCTTTCATTAGTTCCTCACCGCAAGCCAAGTGTCGTCAGGAGACTTTATTGGCACAGATTGAATTGCATTTTGTTTTTTAGCTTTATTTACTATGTCATCTAAATCATATCTAAATCCATCTTTTTTTGTATTAGATTGAGTTATTTTTTCACACAATTCAAAAGCTAGCATTGTCGCATAATACTCTCTAAATAATGAGTCCATTAAATTAGGATCTGTTACTTTTGATACATATCTAATATGCAATGGTGCTGTGTAATTAGTTATTATTTTTCTACCCTCAAGAACCCAATCACGAAAAACTTCGTCTTGCTCTGGATAAGGAGGAATTACTAATAAACAGTCATCTGGCAAAGAAAAAGCATTTGATCTACCCCAATCAGGAGTTGGATCATCTGCTGCAATCTCAGCTCTTTTTATAGCAAAAGACCATCTATGAGACATTAGGCAAGCTTCTAAAACAGACTCAGCACAAGTTCTTAACTCTTGAGCTATAGTTGAGTTTTCGTCTATGCTTGTGATTCTTTTTGCTCCAAGTTTTTGAGCAGCTCTATTGTAAATTTCAGTTAATGTAGCCATTTAGTCTCCTAGTTTATTTTAGCCCTAAAAACTTATATTTAAAAGCATATCCTTTTGCGGATTTAAATTTACCTGCACAGGTATGAGTAATGTAGCTTTGGTTTATTCCCAAATCTAAAGATGCTGATTTTGCACAATCATATTCTTTTCCATTGGTTGTACATATTATAGGCATTTTCTTTTTGTTGCTTAGATTTTGTTTAAAAATTTCCGTATGTTTTTTTCCATAAAAAGGATTCTTTTCTCCAGTTTTTTTCTTGGCCATTTCAGACATTCTTTTTTTTGTTTCATATGAGTGCTTTTTTTTCATCATTTTTTGTTTAGACAGTTCTGAATGTTTTTTTCCAAGCATCGGTTTTGTTGGATTTTCTTTATTTATTTTAGAAAGAATAAGCCTTGTTTCTTTTGAAACTTGTTTTTTAGAGTTGCCACCAGAATCTTTGTTAAAACCAAATTTTCTATCATCGGATTTATAAAACCTTATCCAAAATCTTTCCAAGTTGTCTGCTGACCATGAAAATACACACTGATCTAAAATCTCAAACACAAAACAATCATGGCCGTATTTGTTGTATGAATTTTGTAAATGTTCATTAGCGTGTTTGTTGTTTTTTAAATAATGTTTGTGGGTGTATTCTCGGCGCTTAATGTTTATAGTCTGGCCTATGTACATCGTATTCGTTACTGTATTTGTTATTTTATAAATATACATTAACG